GCGTGTTCTTTACAATCACTACAAATATCTGTTTCTGCCCAAAATTTAGCGTCACAGCAATTACTTGCTCCATTTGTTTCCTGTTCCACACCACAACAGCTGGTAACCTCGTCAGAGGTACAGCCATCGTCTTGTGGATTGGATAGTTTCCAATTATCGTAATTCATTACCAGGAGGATGAATAATTATAGTCTACATAAAATCCATTAACTAATTCATGATTTGATATAATTTCAGTTAACTTTTCATAGGTATATTTGATTTCAGCAAAATAATATTCATTGTAATGTGTATTACCAAAGAAGAATCCTTCTTGACTTGGTAAACATTCTTCAGCTTTAGATTTATCATTAATTATTTTAGCGCATAATTTTTGTAATTCTTCTAGCTGTTCTATAGAAACACTATAAGATCCGCAATTATCTTCGCCATCTTGAACTGTGTCTACAAACCATTTGTGTATCATATTGGCTTTTCTCCAATACATACACTCTTCAGTAACGCTATCTAGTTTGGTATTTTCAATACCAAGATTTATTTGTTTACCGTCTTTTTCTACTATTAATTTAACGTTTACATTTCTGTGCGAATAATGCGCACCAATGTATGTTTGCTTGTTGAGATACATATCTAGTCCCATATTATTTTAGTTTTAATTTATCTATTAGTTTATTATATCTGTATTTAAGCTCAACCTTCAGGTGTCCTACGTTGCGCTTATATTTAGTTTCATCAAACTGTTCTACAGTTTTCTGTAATTCTCTAAGTTTATTTAGAATCTCCTGTCTCATAATTTATTGACATTTCTTTATTTAAAATAGCATTCATTAACGTAAGATAGTCAGCCATAGCTCTATCTCCATGTATTGTTAGAAAGTTTTCTGCTAACCTCATAGCTCCTTGTAGGTGATATGTTGTTGTGCAACTTTCGATTACATTTATACAGTAATCGTATCCTTTTTCTTCTAATTCATGTGTCATATTATCTATTATTATAAGTGTTATATATTGCGTTTAAATGTTCTTCAGAGAAAGAGGCTTCAGCCTCTAACTCTTGTATTTCAGGATTCATTATGACAGACTCAGCTTCTTGTTTCGCTTTGCGAATAGCTTTGCCTTTAGCAATGTCATAGTGTGAGTTTTGTATAGCATAATGATCACCATACATTTGTATGTGTTTTTTATTATCTATGTTCTCATCCTTTTGTGGTATGATAGTTATAGCTACCTCTCCATCTTCGTTGGCGGCATCTATTAGTGTTTGTAATTTGATTAAGGCGTTAATCTTTTTTGTACCATTTCTAGGATCTGTAAAAGATTGAAACTTACCTTTAATTAATTTAGTATTATTCATAGTTGTAATTATTATAGATTGATTTTTTTCATTGCACCAGTTGCAATAGTAAACATTAGTCCAGCAAGGATTGCTGTTATCATACCGCTGAATGTTCCGATGAACAATAGTGGTAAGCCTAGTGTTAGTAGGACATCCCATAACACGTTAGTTTTTAGAAACATTTTTCTAGACATTACTTTTCTAAGGATAAAGTAAAAACCTGCTGCTGTTGCAGCTGACATCATAATTAATTGCATAGTTTATTGATTTAATTTATTAATAAAGTGTTTGATTTTGGTTAGCTCGTCATAGCGAGCAAGGATAATAGGATCATAGTGTTCAGCGACATAGCTTTCTATGTCTCCACGCAACTCTTCGAGTCGTGTTTCTATGTATTTATTAACCTCATACAATTCATGTATAGCGTCAAATCCTTGATCTGCAAAATCAGTTGTTACAAGAATTGCTTCTTGTTCTCTTTTTTGAGCTTCGTTAGCCCATTTATTAATTGGATCTTTCATATTCTAAAATTTGTTTAATTCTTTTTATTAATATATATGGACTTATAGAGCCCATTTCAAATTCTTCAATTTGATACATTATTCTTTCTTTCATTTTACTTTCCATAAATTAACTGTTCTATTTGTTTCAGAGTCTTTGTAGTCTCCTGCATATATTACTACATGTTTTTCACGTAGTTCTGTAACACGTCCTGTTACTCTGTTTATATCCCAGCTTAAAGCTTTGGCTATTTGTCTGTTAGTACATTTCTCAAGCGTCATTATAGCTTCGTATACTTGTGCTTGTCTTTTACTAATTGTTCCAGACTCTAGTAGTTCGTGGTAGCTGTCTACCGATTTATCGTTTACCATTTTAATTATTTTAATTGTTATTATCTTTTATCATATCATAAAGGGCGTAGCCGTATATTACGACTAGCCCTATTATTACATAAGTCCACATTATTTTTCTATAAAGTCACTTAGCTTATTGGTAGCTAGGTGGTAGTTAGATACTTGTTTTCTGTTCTTGAACTTAGATAAGTATGAGTTAATGAACTGACGCTTACGTTTATTATAACTAGCGTTTTGTTCTTTTACCCATTCTTCTAGTTTATAGAAGTTATTGTCAAAGTATTTAGCTGTACGTGTTTGACCGTCCAGCATTGTTACTTTTATTGTAGACTTGTCTACTGATTTTATTATGGTATGTGATTCTTCCCTACGGAAGGCTTGGTGTGCCCTCTCGTATGGATTTACTTTAAGTGATGATAGTAAATCATCGTACTCATCTGATAGTAGGAATTGATCCCAGTTATCATCTTTAGTAGCTGCTTGCAGATACGTTAATTTCATACCTTTTAGTTCTGTTGCTGATCTATCATACAACAGGTAATTTCTAACTTCGTTAGTTTTCATAATTGTTTATTATTATTGATTATTATTATTTTAAATTCATTACATAGGTTACGTTAGTGTAGCCATCAATCTGTTTGAAGTTGCAATGCTCAGTCATGAACGTACGGAAGTTATCCGTAACGTTCTTCATTTTGCATATGTTAGCCCAGTTATACCAATGGTGTAACTTAGGCAACTCAGCTTTCTCAACCTTGTTGACTATTATCATACGTTGATTTCCATTCTCGTCAGAGAATCGAATTATATTTTTACCGTTTGGTTTAGTATATGCCTTGATATACTTTGCCGTGAATTTGTGTGATTTCATATTATTTGTTTTTAATTGTTAAAGGATTAAATGTTTCCATTAATACATACTTGTCTACTAATCTGTTTAGGACTTTGATGTTATGTAACCATTTCTTAGTAATGAATCGTTTTAGTTCTTCATTACGTTTTTGTTTTGGTATGAACTTTAGTTCATTGTCCATGTATCGTTGCACTATTTCATCAGCTGTTGCTGTGTGTGCAGGTAGATACTTACTGATCCATTGTGGTGCTGTTGACACCTTGCGAGATTTAATTCTTAGTCTCATAGTTATTACACGCTAACATCTATTGTCGATGACCGAACCGTGTTTGGGTGGTTTTCTGTTTCGTTTTTTTAAACTCTTCAGCACAAATACTCATTTGTGGACAGAAAGGACTTGACTTTGTGGTAAAAAACGGCTAACTTTGGGGTCAAATTACTTTGTTACCTTTTATTATAAAGAATAACAACAGTTCTTCGCCTCAAGGTTAACCATCTTAGTTACTTAAATAAATTAGTTTAACACTATAGCGCACTATTTCTTGGTGTTACCGCTTAACTTACTGATAATCAGTTGATTATAAAGTTTCAGCTTTGATATACTCTTCATATTGAGCTTTTAGTTCGTTGTGAACGTGTATGTCTACTACTTTAGTAGCGACATTTTTACAAGCTTTTAGTGAACCAGTAGCTTCATCTAGCTTGTCAAAGAAGATTTTATGTGCTGCAATTGGTATATGCACAGGACTTAATAGTACATCCTTACGGAATTGTTTGTCTTCTTTAGCTAAGTTATAAGTTGCTTGTGCTAATCCTGTTAATGATTTAAATAATGACATAGTATTGTTATTGAGTCTGCTATTAGTTGAATAGGTTAAGTACATGCAGACATTATGCAATTAACCTATGTAGTCCAATCTAGGTTACACGGGGATGTAAAAAGTTTGGAGTGAGGGAGGGGTTAATTAGCATAAAGTATCACTCCCTGAAAAATATAAATAAAAAAAAATATTATAGTATATTTGCATCTATGGATGAAGAAGAGTATTTAATGTCACAACCAGCTACAAGCGTAAGTGATTATACGTCACAGAAGACATCATTATTAAATGAGTTTCTAGCTCTTGGTAAAACAGAGTTAAGAAATACGTCACCAGAAACACAACAGGAGCAATATCTTAATGATGATTTCTTGGAAGACTATTTAGTAAAGACAAGAGGTGGTACAACTAGTTTATGGCAAGGAGCTGCTGATAATATAGCTTACCATGAAAGTGGAGCACAGCAAAGAATGGATCCTACTGCTATACAAATATCAGAAAGAAAGGATGGTACACTCTATGATGGTCCAGGAAGGGGTATGTTTCAGTTTGAGTCTAAGGCAAGTGGGGGTTCTGGATCTTTAGANACTGCAATTCAAAGATATATTAACGTAGCTAATACATTAGGNAAGCAAGTAGATCCTGAAATCATTAATGCAAGCTCTGCTGAAAATTTAAACTCAGATCAACAGTATGCATTATTCTATGCTAATATGATAGAAGGCCCAGCTAAGTTGGCTGACTTTGCTACAGGCGAAATGCCGTTAGTAGACTTATGGTTACAGGGACATAAGAAAGTAGAGAAGGATGGTAACAGAGCTTCTTTTAAAGGAAGTTATGATGATGCTACTAATAGAGGTATTAGTTACGTGCAGCCAAGAGAAAAAATAAGAGCAACACCAGGCTCAATGCCTTACATATATAAACCAAGATAAAATGGAAAGAAGAAGAAATATATTTGAAGAATCAAGAAAGTATCAATTAGGAAGTGATGGTAATGTACCTTCTACTTTGGGTCCTAGGTTTCCAGATCAACTTAAAAATCCTAATACAGGAAGACCTGATAAGCCAATAGATCCTAATAATTTTAATCCTTTTGCACAACCAAGTAGTACGCCAAAACCTTTTGTTCCAAATCTTGATACTTTTGATGCTGGTAGCGGAATGGGTAGTCCAAAGTTTTACCAAGATTATAGAGATCAACAAGAAGCAAGAAAACTTTCAGCGCAACACAAAGGATCAGAAGCTTACAATAAAAAATATGGAGCTTTACAAAATACTGCTTCTAATCAACAATACGTTAAACCATTGCAAGTAGCTAGTGGAAGAGAGCGTAGGTTAAGAAATAATATTTCTAATAATCCTTATTTTAATAAAATGAATCCTAGTATGAACTCTGGATTTGTAGAACAAGAAGGACAAGAAAGAAATTCAATATATGGATCTAATCCATATTTTAACTCATTTGTTTAGTAATAAGGTAGGGCTGAGCTTGATTGCAACACGCCCTTAAATCCTTTTGAGATATTAAAATCTTTGATTTTGGTATAGAAAAATTTCGAGGGCTTCGCCCTTTTTTTTATTATATTTGTCAAATGCGTCACAATTTTTTTAGTAAGTTAGGTAGAGTTTGGATTGAAGATGATACTTATATATTGGAGAAGTATTACGAAGGATTAGATTATTTGTTAGAAGATGAAGACTATATGGATGTAGATATAGAAGAGATGGAATTTGATGTTATTACTAAAAAAATATACACAAGCAAATCTAAAGGCAACTGGATATTAAAATACCATTTGGAATATCACGGAGAATAAAGTATTTTTGCACATATGTATCTACTTAAGTTAGACAGAAAGGGAGATGTTTACAAAGATGATGACGGCATAACAGGCGTACCTGAATTTGTAAATATTCTAAAAGCAGATAAACTGGGAGCAATAGCTTTAAAGTGGGTAGCGTTAGTTTGTGACTATGATAGTCCTTACAGACACTTTACAGAAGCTGAAAGAAAAAAGGCGGTAAGCAAAGATTTGTATGACAAGTATGAGTGGTATGGAACTACNAAGACCTGAAATACTAGCTGCTATAGATAAATATAAGCAANTACAGTTTGATCCATTGGATGAACANTTAATTGCATTTAATTTAAAGATCAGTCAGTTTACAACCTATATGAACAATATGCATATAGATGAAGAGACTGCTGAAGGATTGCAGAAGATTATGATTGGTATTGAGAAAATATATAAAACCAGACAGACTCTTGTAGATGCAATAGAAAGACGAGGGGAGCGTCAAAAGATTGTTGGGGACAAGAAACTCTCGTTCTTAGAAAATAAAAAAGAAATGCAAAATAATATTAAATAGATATGTACGGTAAAAAGAAAAAATATTTAAAAGGTGGACAAGCTAAGCTTGACATGAATAAAGATGGTAAACTATCTGGCGCAGATTTCAAAATGCTTGGCAACAAGAAAATGATGATGGGCGGTATGATGAATGCTGATAAAGACTTTATGGGTGGCGGTAAGATGAAAAACTCTTATGGCAAAGGTGGACTTATGCAACACGATTAATGGCTAGAAAGCCAGCTAAGTTACAAAGTCTACGCTATAGGTTTAATAAAGCTATGAAGCTTGGTAAATTTAACGAGGCTAAAAAAATAGATGCGTATGCTAAAAGCGTACATGGATCAAGCGTTGACGAAGAGTACCATTCTAAATTAGAGCAAAAACAAGATCCAAAAGATCCCTTTGGTTTAGGTAGGACACCAAAGAATAGAAGAATAAAATATGGCTAGAGCAAAGCAGGATCCTCAAAGGTATAGACCAGTTATTAATATTGGTCACCCTGACTTAAATCAAGAATCTGTAGCTTATCAAGAGTATTGGGAACAAGAACTTGATAGATGCATTAATGGATTTAAGCCTAAGGGTATGAATTGGATTTCTGGCAAGTACTATTTTTATTTAAACTACTACAAGATACTTGGTAACGATGGTACTCTTGGATCACGTAAAACTTTAATCAGTCCTTGGTACAGGCAAATGGATCATGAATACTTTGATTTATTTGAAACTTGTAAGAAAGAGGAGAAAGGAATGATTGTTATTAAAGCAAGGGATAAAGGCTTTAGTTACATGAACTCTGGTATGATTTCACACGAATATACTTTCTTTCCATTTAATGATGTAGGCATTGCAGCAGGGTTGCAAGCAACAGCTGACGCTTTCTTTGATAAAACAAAAAAAGGTCTTAATGGACTACACTCTAATTTTAAACATTCTTTTCTAAAAGATACAGACGGTATATTACGTTCTGGATATAAACAAAAGAATAAAGATGGTAAGTGGGAAGTAGGCGGTTATCAATCAACTATTATATGTAGAACGATGGATAATCCAGAGGTGTTTAAAGGTGAGCGTGTTTCTTTAATGGTATTCGAAGAAGCAGGTGAGTTTAAACATTTGAAAAATGCTTACATGTCTTCTAAGGCTTGTTTTATGGATGGGAACAAACAGTTTGGTGTTCCAGTCATAGGAGGTACTGGTGGTGACATTAGCAAAGCCTCAAAAGATTTTATGGATATGTATTATGAGTCTGATGCTTATAATCTTATACCAATGTTTATACCAGCGTCAAGAGCATACTATGGTTTCTTTGATGTAGAAACTGGAGTAGAAAAAGTTAAAGAAGCTGAAGATACTTTGCTTGAAGACAGAGAAGTAATTATAAATTCTGGTGACAGGGAAGCATTTAATTTACATATACAAAACTACCCATTAACAATACAAGAAGCATTTTTAAATACCAAGACTGCACGGTTTGATAACTCATTATTAAACGCACAAAGGTCTAGGATATTAGCTAATAAAGATTATAGAAGTCAAATACAAAGAGGTAATCTTGATTGGGACTTTGATCAAAACGAAGAGTATGTAGTTAAGTGGAGGCCACATCCTGACGGCCCATTTAGAATATTACATCATCCAGAACCAGATTATAAAGATTTAGATATAGGTGGAATTGACTCTTATGATCAAGATCAAGCAGGTGCATCTGACTCTTTGGGAAGTGCAATAATTTATCGTAGATTTGTAGACACAGATAAGCCTAGTGATTATATAGTTGCTGAATACACAGATCGACCAGAAAAAAAAGAAGATTTTTGGGACGGATGTTTGAAGTTAGCTGTATATTATAACGCTAGGATGTTAGTTGAATATACTAAAATAGGTATACTAGACTATTTTAAAAGAATGAATGCATTAAAGTATCTAAAAGAAAAACCAGAGTCGGCACACAATCCTGGTACAAAGACAAGAAATAGATACGGAGTGCATATGAATAAACAAGTTAAATCCTTAATGGAAGATCTAATGAGTGATTATATTAGAGAAAACGTTGAGGACATATGGTTTTTAGATTTGATAGAAGAACTATCATCTTATGGTACAAGAAATACTGACCGTGCTATTGCATTTGGTTTATGTCTTATACATAACGTTGATAATTACAGAATACAAGCAAAAACTATAGAAGCAGAAACAATAGACGTAGGTTTTAAATATTATCAGTTAGATCGAAATGGTTTACCAAAAATTATTAAGTAGTTATGTATAACAGTACAAAGTCAAAATTTCCAGCACAATATGTTACAGAGTCTGAAAAGACTGATGAATGGTGTAATTCATGGATCAATGCTATAATTGGATATATGTCTTATAGTGATTCGCCACATAAAAGTTCTAGAATAAATGATATTCAAAACTACAATATATATAATGGTGAAATAGAATTAGATGATTTTAAATATATAACTGAACAATATGGAATGTCATATCCAGCTAGATTAGTTAACTACCCTATTATCTCACCAAAAATAGATTTACTTGTAGGAGAAGACCTTAGAAGGCCAATAGACGTTAAGGTAAGCACTACAAACAAAGAAGCTGTATTAAGAAAAGAAGATGTAAAGGTTAGTCTTATAATGAAAGAGTTAACTGAAGAAATACATAAAGACTTTTTTGCACAAACTGGTATAGAAGTACCTTCTGTTACTGACATGGAATTGCCTGAAGATATAGATGTATATATGAAATACAACTATAGAGAAATGGTTGAAGAAACAGCACAGGATGGTTTAGAATATTTAATACAAAAATATAATTACGTAGATTTATTTAAAGAAGGATTTAGAGATTTACTAGTTACTGGTAAAGAATTTTTTAAGATATACGATCACAATGGAGATCCATTTGTTAGAAGAGTAGATCCTAGAAGTGTTATATATGAAACAAGCACTACGTCAGATTATTTAGATGATTCAGCGTGGGTAGGTGAGGAAAGATACTTGTCATATACTGAAATACTAGATGAATATAGAGATGAGCTTACGCAAGAGCATATGCAAGAATTATCTGCTATGTATCAAATTGGTAGCTATGATGATTTAGCTAATTACAATTCAGGATTTGATTGGATAGATTATCAAGAAGGACAAGAAGTAAAAATAAGAGTAGTTTCTGTTGAATGGAAATCTATTAAAACTTTAAAGTTTAAGGTATCTGAAAATAAATATAATCCAGAAAGACCTTTTATGAAACAGGTTTCTGACGATTATAAAGCAAAGAAAAAAGACAATATTAAAACTAAATATGTAGATGATATTTGGGAAGCTACTAAAATTGGTGGTAAGATTATGGTGCAAGCTAGACGTAGACCTAATCAAATTAGATCGGTAGATGATGCTGGTACTACTCAATTATCATACGTAGGTTGCATTAGAGGTAATACAACTGGTAGGTCTGTGTCTATGGTAGACTTATTAAAGAATATACAAATGTTATATAACGTAGTTATGTACCAAATTGAATTAGCATTAGCTCGTTCAGGTGGTAAAGCTGTAGTATATGATGTTTCGCAACTACCTACAAATCTTGGTATGGATATGCAAAGCGTATTGTATCATTTAAAAACAGATGGTATAATACCAATTAACTCTAAAGACGAAGGTGGACAGGTTAATAGTTTTAATCAATTTAGTCAAGTAGACTTTACTCTTAGTCAATCTGTACAGCAGCTTATTAATCTTAAAATGATGCTTGAGCAAACGGCTGGACAAATATCTGGCGTATCACCTCAACGTGAAGGAGCTGTTGGACAATATGAGTATGTAGGAAATGTACAACGTAGCGTAATACAATCTGCTACAATTACAGAAAGTTTATTCTATTCACACGCAATGGTTAAGAAACGTATATTCGAAAGAGTTGCTAATCTTATGAAAGTTTGTTGGGCTGGAGGTAAAAAAGCTTCTTACATATTAGGTGATGGTGCGTTTAAATTTTTAAGTGTTATGCCTGATGTAGCTTTACAAGATTATGGTATATTTATTGGTGATTCTGGTAAAGATGATGCATTACGTCAGTCATTACAACAAATAGCACAGTCTGCTGTGCAAGGTGGTCAGGTTACTTTATTAGATGTTATTAAAGTATTTAAAGCTGATACATTTACTGAAGCTGAACACATACTTGAAAGAGCTATGGATGAAATGAAGGCTAATGAGGCTCAACAACAAGAACAACAACAAGCAATGATGCAAGCTCAAGCTGAACAAGCACAAGCAGCATTTGAACAACAAGTACAATTAGAGCAAGTTAAAAACGAGGCTAAAATACAGGTTGCACAAATACAATCTGAAACAGATCTTAAAATTGCAGATATGAAATCTGACGATGCAAGAGAAATGTCAGATGTTGCACATCAAGTTAAAAACAAGCAATTATTTTTAAATAAAAGATTAGAACAAGAACAAAAACTAGAAGATAAAGGCCAGGATGCTGAAGCAAATCAACCTGTTACGGAAGACCGTAAAAAACAAATACAAGATATAATAAAAAATTCTTAGTATATTTGCAAAATTGGGAACAAAAAAAACTATAAAATATGTCAGAAGAACAAAGTAATTTAGTAGATGAGGTTTCAACAGAAACTCCTACAACAGAAGAAACAAGTAACGAAACAGCTGAAGCTCCAGGATTTGATCCTAAAGCTTTTGCATCGGATCAACCGTTAGAACAATTTCAAGGTAAGTACAATGAGGATGCTGCTGAAAAATTTGAAGAAAGTCAAAATGTATCTGAACAATCTGAACAATCTGAAGAAGATGAAGATGGATTTGCTTGGGATAATATTGAAGTTGATCAAAAAGAAGAAGAACCAGAAGTCATTGAAGAAGTCGATGAAGACTGGGACACACCTGTTAAAACCGAGTCTACAGAAGAAGTGGAGTCTGATAAAGAAGAGGGAGAATTAGAGTGGGGTAAATTTGCTAAAGAACTTGGCTTATCAGCAGACACATCTAAGGAAGATATTATAAAAGCTCTTAACTCACCATTTATTGAGCAGCCTAAAAATGAAGTATTAGATAAGTTAAATGAATATTTATCTTATAGCGACAGAGAACTAGTTGCTGCTGAAATGAAGACTGATGGTATGGAAGAATTTGAAATAGAAGAAGCTATTGATAAAATGGAAGATTCTGGAGTTCTTAAAAGAGAAGCTTATAGAATTAAAAGACAACTTAATTCTGCTGTAGAAAAAGAAAAACAAAAATTCTACAAAGAAAAACAACAAGAATCAATGTCTGCTAAAGAAAAAGTAGATAGAAATAAAAAAGAATTACAAGGTCACTTAAAATCTCTTGATACATTCATGGGAGGTAGAGTGACTAAAGATCAAGCGCAAGATGCTTATAAGTATATTACGTCTGGTAAAATGGCCGATGACATATGGAACTCTCACGACAATGCTTCTGAGGTAGCTATGTTTATGCTGTTTAAAGACAAATTTGCTAAGATTTTGCGCTCCCAAGGTTTAGAAGATGGTAAAGCTTCAATATTGAATGATATTACTTCTCCTAGCCTTAGCGGTAAGAATAGAGTTAAGACCAATGCAAAGAGGTCTGGATTTGATCCTTCCGCATTTATGAGAGAATAAATATTAAGTTAGGGCAATGCCCAAAAAACTAATGTAATTATTCTGGAGTAATAAAATAAGTGTATTTAAAAATAATGTTTAATTTAAAGTAAAAAAAAATGGCACAATTATATACTGGAACTTTTGGTTCTGGAACAAGCCCAGAGAATGCTTTGAATACAGCGCTTATGCAATACCCAGAGATTGCGAAGACGTTAATTCAACAGTATCCTCGTTATTCAGCGACTTATCTTTTAGAAAGAACTGGTCGTTATGCAGCAGAAAAAGTATTAGGTGATAATTCTTTCGAATGGAAAGTAATGGGACGTTACAATACTCCTTCTTTCTCTAATGGATGGATTTCTCTTGATGGATCAACATTTGCAGGATCTACTGCTGATGCTGGAGCATCTGCTGACACAGCAGGTATTCTAACAAATGCAGATGCAGATGGTAATGAGTTCTTTTTATCATTTGATGGTGAAGGAATTTACACAGCTGCTGGATTTGCAAATGCAAGTTTCCTAAATAAATTCGACATGGTTCGTTTTCAATCAGGAGCTACTGCAATTGTTGTAGAAGATCCTATTAANGATGTTGTTAGAGCTGCTGCTAATNGTGGACTTGTAACAACTTCTGCTTCTGCTGTAGTTAAATTTGAAATGATTGATGGTACAGCTAATCCACTAAAAACTAGTGATATTGCAGCTGGAGCTATTATTGCTTCTATCGGTTCTGCATTCCCTAATGGATCGAATGGAGCTGATGTAGGTGAAAACTATGTTTATCCTTCTACTCACAAGAATTACCTTACTACAATGCGTAAGAAATGTTCTGTGACTGGTAAAGATATGACAGACGTTACTTGGATTGAGAACAATGGTCACAGACTATGGTACTTCTCTAAAGAGCAAATGATGATGGATGAGTACATGTATCAGCAAGAGCTACAAAGATGGTATGGTCGTTCTTCAATTACAGATACTACTGTTTCTCGTCCAGCTGGAATTACTTCTTCTGCTTTAGGTACTTCAGGTACAAAAGCTTCAAGTATTGTAACTGGTGATGGACTACTTGCTCAAATTGATTCTTCTAACCAAGCTTCTTATACATTAGGTGCTTTAACTGAAGACATCATTACTGAATTTTTAGCTAAGCTTTCTTTGAATGCTACTAACGCTGAAGGTAATGAGTACGTTGTATTTACTGGTACTGAAGGTAGATTAGCTTTCCACAAAGCAATGAAAGACTTATTGATTGCTCCTTCTGGATCTTTCACAGGTGGTTCAATGTCTGGTGTAAGCGGTGATGTATCTTTAGGTGGTAACTTTGTTTCTTATGAAGCAATGGGTAATAAGCTTACAATGGCTTACTGTCCTGTGTTTGATGATTCAAACGTTCACAGTTCTACTTCAGGTACTAACGCATTTGGAGATAACAGATTAAAAGAATCTGCTAAAATGGTATTCCTTGACTTCGGTAAGACTTCAGGTGTATCTAACATTGAATTGATTACTAAAGGTGCTGAAGGTGTAAATCGTAGTTTCACTAAGAAATACGTTGCTGGTATGATCAATCCTTATGATCAAAAATCAATGATGGCTGCTAACGCTGACGACAAGTTTGAGTGTCACGTTATGTCTGAATCTGGAATCATAGTTCGTAACCCATTATCTTGTGGAATTTTATCCGCATCGTAATACAAAACATTTATTATGAAATTTATAAAATTCCAAGACGTAGCGTCTAGTGCTAATACAGCTGGTGTAGTAAACTACATTGAAGCTGGTGAAATTAAATATGTTTCAACAACTGCAACAACTGTGATTTTTCATAGTGTTGGAGCTGGTGCAAACGTATCTGCCTTAGACACTACAACAATTACTTGTGCTACTGGAAAGTCTATTCAATTAGCTGATATGTTAATAGAACAGATTGCTTCACAGCCACAGGGTACAACAATATTGGTAGATAAAGATTTTGGAGTATCAACTACTCTAATATCTGATATATCTTACGCTGTAGTATAATAACTAACGATTAAAGGGAGGGGNAACCCTCCCAATAATCACTTAACTGGTATTGACGGAAGAGAAGCTTTAACGTTAATACTTTAATATTTAATAATTAAAATAAAAAAAAATGGCTTTAAAATTTGATTTTAACAAAATTCGTTCTGCTGTATCTGGCTTTATAAAAGCTGATAACGTAGTTGGCGAAGATTTTTTACATATTCCTATAATGCAAATTGCACCACCAACAGTATCTATTGCTGGTGTTACGCAAACAACTGTATTAAAAGATGATGACTTTGGAAAAGTATTTTTTCTAACACAAACTGGTGGTTCAGATTCAGCAATTACTTTACCTCCTGCTGTAAATGGCGGAACGTTAACGTTTATCGTTGCTCTTACTCCAGGTGGCGCAGGTGATATTGTAATTTCTGCTGCTGTTGCTGATACAATAGTATTTGCAGCTTCTGCTGATGCAGGTGCTGACGGTGCTACTAACCTTTTAGCTGATAGCTTTACTATTGAAGCTGCTGCTATAGGTGGAGAAAGAATCGAATGCGTTTCTGATGGTTCGTTTTGGTATGTATATGCACATCAAGGAATTATTGGTGCAGTAACTGCTGCTGGTTAATAATTAATTAATTTGAATGACGGAGGGCCTTGTGCCCTCCATTATTCTTATATTTGCAACTATGAAAAGAACATTTGTAGTAAGAGACGGTAAGGTTGTAGAGGTTACAGACGAACCAATAGAAATAGAAAACCAACCATTTTACATTCATGTAAAAGGTAGTGGTGGTATAAAATGGCTAAACAAATCAGCCAACAAAACTTGGATTAACAACGGAAAGGTTTATAAAGCCAAAGAAGGTAATTCAACAAATTTAAAGTAAGGGAGTATTAACAAAAAAATTATAAAAATGAAACACGTAGTAATAATTAAATCAAGAAAACCATCAGCATTTAACTATTGTAAATTTGGAACTTACAAAAACGCAAAAGGTAAACTAATAGAATTAATTGATCCTAACGGAATAACATTAACTGGATATGAAATGTTCCAAGCTGTTTTATCATTAGATCTAAAGGACGAAGATGATAAAAGAGTATTTGATTTTTTAAAAGACCATCCTTTAATAAGAAAAGGATTTTCTATTGAAGATATGTCTGAAAAAGAAAATAAGCAAGCTGAAATAGCTTTAGCAAAAGCTGACTCTGTAACTGCTGCTGCAATGTTATCTAAAAAAGAAATAGAAAACATTTGCAGATTGATTGGGCTTAATGGAGATTGGGATGACAATATTCGTAAAGCTAAAGTTATATCTTATGCAAGTGATCATCCACAAAAATTTCTTGTATATTTAAATGATGCTGATGCACCGTTTAAAATATTTATAAAAAATTGTATAGATAAAAATATCTTTGAAAGAGTTAATGGAGTATACAAGTATGGTAGCACTACAATTGGTCTTACAGAAGATCAAAGTATAATGTGGTTAAAAGATAACGCTGATATAATGGCGTTGCTTAAAAACCAGCTAAGAGGCAATGAGCCAAAAGAATTGGCTTCTGCTAATAACGAAAAACCTGTTAAAAGTAAAAAATAATGAATTTAGACGAAGCACACGATTTAATAGACATGCTATTAGATAAAGTAGATCAACCATATTTTACTGACGATGAAAAAAATATGTTTATAGATCAAGCTATTAGTGCTTTTATAAATGGTCATTATCAATTTTACGAACAAGAACAAGTTTCTAGGGATGCATTGCAATTTTTTTATTATGAATCATTTAAAGCTTCTAATCAAACACAAGTAAGCGCAACTGATGCTACTACAGGTGAAGCAATAATTTATGACTTTGAAAATTGGTCTGCAAATAAAAAACTTCATAAAGATTATATGCATTTAATTAATTTTGAAGTTTTATATGATGATACATATTTTAATACTACAGGGTATAGTAATTGTAAAATACTTGGTTCTAAAAATTTTTTAGATTTAAAAACAAGTTCAGACCCATATAATAAACCATCTAAAGAGGATCCAATTTGTTATGTAGGTCACGGAGGTGGAGATATAAATAATTCTCAAGGAATTTTTATGTATGATCATGCTAAAGTATTTTTTTTGCCAGCTACTAGTGTAGGAGCTTGTAAAGCGCAACAATTAATTTTTAGGAATCATACAGAATGTTTTTCTGATTCTGAAAGTAATCGAGTTAAAGAATTATATCAAAGAGAAATTATTGATATAACAGT